CTGCACCTGCGGTGATTGAGAAAGCAGCGCCTTCTGTTGCACCGTCTGCGTCGTAAACGACTCGGGCATCGAATTCGTAGGTTTGACCTGCGACTCCGTAGAAACCGAAGTCTCCAGCATCAAGTGCGGCGTACGTAGTGCCTACTGTTACGTCGTCTTTGAGAACGTTTGTGCGTTCTACGACGAATCTGTTATTAGTGGACATAGTTGTTATTTCTCCTTGCCTTTCGGCAGATACCTAACTATTTGTTGGGTTTTGTTTTTGTTGTTGTTTTTTATTACTCCGAGTGGATGGACCCCTTCAAGCCCATCCATCCGAAACATTTATCAGGCGTCAGCTGTAATGTAACCCTGACGTTGACGGTTGCTGCAGGTCAACTGACCGTACGACATGATTAGCGCATAACGAGCATCAACGCCCGCTACTGTGCCGTTCTGGAAATCGGTCGTTGCGAACCAGTAACCGTTGAGCCCTGTGAGCTTGAGGTACTTCGTGTTCAAGAAGTACATTGGCGCATCCGATGAGTCAGTGGCCAATGCCAAGTCAAACACCATTGGTGTCTGCTTGTACATCAGGTTGGTGAAACCCGAATTTGCTTTTGAAACATCTTGATAACGCACGTTTGGCGTGAGAAGCGATTCATACTTCTCAAACAAGGTGTGGTTAGTGACGATGATGTCTGGAACATCCGAACCCCGTGATGCACGGTTATAGACGTCGGCCATGTTGGCAAGCGACAATGTCGCTGCCATGGTTGTTGCCTGGGTTGGATTCCACCAAGTGTTTGACGAAGCGTCAATTCCACCGACAGTGTTGTTCTGGGTTCCGACGATGTTGCCAAGACCGTTAAAGTCATTGCCACCGTTGCCGGTTCCGTCAGCGAACAACTGGTCGTTCAAGGAAGACTTGAGCGACATTTCGGCTTGTTGAACTTTGGCGTTGAGCAACTTGATGATTGCTTCGGTTCCACGGTTCTTTGCTTCTTCGATGCCCGAGATAGCAATAGAGGCAGCCATCTGCTTCCATTGGTATTCAGCAGCGCTGATGCCGTCCTGTGGTGTGAGGTCAATTGCGTCATAGCCGCTGTACGAAGAAACAGTGTTGTTTATTGCGTACATGAGTGGCTCTACGATTGACGTACCGCCTTCTTCAACGACCACGCGACCGCGTTCGTTCAAGTGATTCAAGAGAACTAGGTCCTTGAAAATGTTGTCTACCAGCGTTGGCTGATAGTTCTGGAGCGTTGTGCTTAACAGCGCATTGAAATTTGGATTACCTGACATATGAACTCCTGTTCATGTTGATTGATTTAGCCGTTGAGTTGACGTTTTGTCATCTCATAGGCTTCTTGAATGGATTTGGGTGGAGCAGATTTCGGTGCCGAACTCTTCGCCGTTGCTCCGTTAGAAACTACCGAAGCGCTACGTTTTGCATTTATGCGACCCTGTTCTTCGGTCAACTTTGCGTTGGCCTTAGTTTTTTCTTGATACACCTTGTCGAAAGCGAGCTGTTTAAAAACTGCTTCCAAATCGGTTATGCCAAGTTGGTTCGCTTTGAATACAACTTCGTCTGCGTTGAATTCATCGCCGTATTTCTCCTGCAAAGTATCAATGGTTTTAATCAGTGAATCCATCGCACGCTCTTGCTCGAGCGCTTGAAGGCGACTAGTTAAATCCCTTACCTGTCGTTCTTCGCTTGTTAGATATTCGTCCTCTTCCGGCGTTGCCACCGTCATTGGAGTTCTACCGAACTGCTGGTTCAACAGGCGCAACGTATTCTCGGGGTCTTTTTGCAGGGCGTCCTGTAAAGTTGCCGCGAATTCCAATTGCTTCCTTTGCTCGCTGACTTCCTGTGTCTTGCGGGTATAATCCGCTTGACGCTGGTAACCAGCTAGAGCCTCTTTGACTGGAACTACAACTTCTTCTCCGTCAACTTGGAGTCTGACGACTTTGTCGCCGTACTCTGTGACATCAAACAAATCTAATTCTTCATCTTGAGTTTCTACTACCGCTTCATTCTCATCAATCAATTGTTCCGTTTCGGGAGTTAATTGTTCGTCTGTTGCGTCAGTGTTTTGCATTGTCATGGGAGTCCGTCCTTCTTTGGTTGTTCCCGGGGAAATACCCCTATATAACTACCTTAGTTCATTACCTACCTTGCGCTAGTAATGCTTGAAGTAGTTCTGGTGGCAGGCTTTCAATACCGCCCGAAGGTGGTGCGCCTGGTGGCATACCTTCCATTTCTGGTGGCATCATGCCTTCTGGCGGCATACCCTCCATCCCCGGTGGCATCATGCCTTCTGGCGGCATACCCTCCATACCTGGCGGCATACCTTCCATGCCTGGCGGCGGTGGCGGTTCTTGCAAGAACGATTGCGGGTCCTTGACGCCAAACCCAATACTGAGCACATATTCGGCAAGTTTTGGCATGTTTATCAAACCCTGTTGGGCAAACGGCTGAAGAGCCGCAACCATCTGCAAAGCCATGTCACGGCGGAAACCCTCATTGCGAGGAGCCGTAGAGCCAGCCTCAACAGTGAAATCAAACTGACCAGCAATATAGTCTCTGTCAAAAGTCAAGAACACTGGTGCCGCGTCGGTGCCTACAATGCGTACCGTCTGCTCACCCGTCATGAATTGTTGAGCCAACATGATGAGGTTTTGGGCGCACTTGGCAATGTTGTTCTCAATGGTTATGAGTTTCTCGGCTACACGGGCGTTGCCAGCTTCAGCAATGATTGATGCTTCACGGGCGGTACGGGTGGTCTCGGGAATCGAACCACGCTGATATTCGGAAACACCAGATACACGGTCAATGTCATTGATAATGAGCGCAGACTGATTGTAGAACTCTGGTGGGTTAATTACCGCAGGCATTGGCACGACGACGTTGTTGAGGTTTTCTGAACCCTTAACCGGAACGATTACGTTGTCATCGTCTGATGCAAGCATCGTTCGGCCGTAGTCATCAAATGCTGATTCCATTGCCAGCCACTTGCGTGAATAACGCTTTCTGTGGTTCATCATCTGCGTACGTGTTTCGTTCAACTCGTACTGCAACGGTTCAATCGCTTCTAGTTCGCCCATTGGGTAGAAGAAGCCAGGAATTTCGTAGTTTCGCAACATGATAAACGGATGCCCGAACAGATAAGGCATCTTGATTGGTTTGATGAGGAACTTATCTCCACCGGTATCGCTGAACACGGACATCTCGCCTGACTCAATGTCGTAATACTCGTAGATGTCGCAATACGCCTCATCCATACTTGTTCCGTACGTATTTACGGCAGGGTTCGGGGCATAACCGAGGTATCCCATGTAGTTGCCAGTAGTGCCATAGCCAGAAGCTTGTAGCTCTTGTCTTGCTGCGTAGTCATAACGCTTGTCTGCTTTTGCGGCTTTCAATGGTCGACGAACACGTTGTGCAATCCATCGTGCGTTTTCCATCGTGGTGGCGTTTACATCCACGTACATATCAAAAGGGTCCACTCTTTCAAGGAATGGTCGGTCCTCACGAATGATTAATTGTGATTCTGCGTCGTCTGCTGGTTCTTTCACCGCTGCTTCGTCGGAGTAATCAACTTCGTTGACTTTTTCTTCTTCTACAAATCTGTAACCCGTTTTGAGAAAACCATGGCCGATGATTAAGTAATCTTTGACTGCACGAGTAAATTCGGTTTGGCAATCGTAATGTTGCCACCAATAATTAATAATACTTTCGGTAACAATTGCTTTGTCACCGTCTTCATCCGTACGTGGGTTTACATTGATTTTTGGACGACCAATAGAAACCGAAGGAACCAAGGTGTTAATCGTGGAGAATGCAATGTTTACCAGCAAGCGGTCGCCAACTGCTTGACCGCGATAGTGCTTGCCGCGATATAAGTTGATGAGTCTTTGCCACAATTGGTCATAGTTCATCTGTTTTACAAAATCACGAGAAGACGAAATTCTCGTTCTGTAATTAGAAAGTTTGTCAACGTTGCTTTGTCTAGCCATTAGCAATCCCATTTCCTAAGAGCCAACGCTTTGCGTGTTGGCTTGCCTTTTGAATCCTTCATTGGGCCCGGCATTCCACTCATTCTTGCACAAAAAGATTTACGTCGAGCCGCCGCTTTAGGCGACTTCTTCGCTTGTTTGGCAGATACGGGTGGCTTTAATGTTCCACCTGTTTCCGCTTTATACGAAGCACGACCCTTGGCGTTCAATCCACCTTCTGGGTTTTTTCCTTCTTTACGAGTCCACGCTGCGCTTTTATACGCTTGTGACATCGTCATGTTTTTCTTGGCCATTATTTTTTCTTTGGCTTCTTCTTGAGCGCTTTAAAATCTGCGCCAGTTATTGCATCGCGTGGTTCAGCAACACGAGCAAGTTTTTTTTGTTTTGGTGAATATTTTGATTTTGGCATTATCTGTAGTCTTTCGTTTTCTTTGCAATTTTCTTCGGTTGTTTAACGAACTGTTTGCCAGCTGCGTTGCCTTTGGCTTTTGCTTTGTTGGTTGCCGCTTTTTCTGCTGGACTCAAAGCATTCCAAGCAGCCTCGGGCAAATAGCGCTTCTTGCCTTTTGATGGTTTGCCGTCGGAAGTTTTCCACTTCTGCGATGACCAATCCTTCAACGACTGTTGCGGTTTTTTCAAAGCCATTAGTTCTTGTATCCTCCGCCAGCCTTCTTGTATTCGTTGGCAAGTAGTTGTGCTTTGCGAGCCGACCATTCTCCGGGGTCTCCACCTTTAGTGCCAGCTTTAATTTTCTTAAACAAAGTTTTACGCATCGTTGGCTTGGTGTAATTACCAGCCTTGTTTACGCTTGACTTATTTTGTTTTTTTGCTGCCATTTTTCTTTTTCCCTCGTGGCTTGTAGTTCTTTTGAGTCGTTGCCGGTAATGGCGGAAACTTTGGATTACCCG